GTGGATTTCCCCTTACAATCTAGCCATCAGGAAAATGAACAAAAGCAGAGGACATGCTAACAGGCATGTATTAAGAAAAGTGATTAAGATAATCAGCGAAGAATGGATAAGTAAATTGGAAAAGAAGGGAGTAAACAATCTAACTCCTCTGACGATGGAAGAAGCTATCAATGGTGCTGCTGAAGATTATTACGTGAGACGCATAGATCAAAGTAAAGGAGCAGGTTTTGGCCTTTCTGGAAAGAAAAAAGATCATTTCATTGAATTGTCTGAAGGGGTCTATGAGCCCAGTGATCATTTGATGGAGAAGATTCTTGAAAGAAAAGAACGTTACGCCAAGGGAGAAAGTTGCCCCATCGTCTTCACCGGAATGCCCAAAGATGAACCAAGAGAAGTTAAGAAGGTAGAGAAAGGGAAAACTAGGTTATTTTATGCAGGGATGCTTGATAGTCTAGTTGTTGCCAAGCAATATTTAGCGCCTTTTTACACTTTAATGAGCGAGCATAGATTAGATTTCGGTTGTGCCTTGGGTCTCGATCCCCATCGAGAGGCTGATAGCATTGTCGAACATTTGATGAGTGTACCTAATCGAGATGAGGAATTTTTACTTGAAGGGGATTATGCAGGTTTTGACGTTTCCATGTGCCCAGACATCACTTGGGCCGCTTACACCATTATTAGCATCATTTTGAAACATTTTGGTTATAATGAGTTTGCAATGCTCATGGTGAATGGTTTATTGAGCGATTTTATGCACCCGTACATCTTTATCTTGGGCGATATTATAATGGTGATGATCACTCCCTCTGGCAAGTTGGGCACGGCAGAAGATAATTCAGTGAAAGGAGTGGTGATTATCATATACATTTTCGTATCTGACCCAAGGGCTGGGAACACGAAACCTTTTCGTGTTTTGCGCGTACTGGTTTATGGTGATGATATGCTTTGCGGGGTTAGTTCTGATTGTCCTTGGTTTGATTGTTACAATTTCGCTGACAAGTGCGAGTCGCTATTGGGCATGACTTTCACTAGTGCCTTAAAAGGAGTTCATGAATCACCTTTTATCACC